TTCTGTAATAGGTTGGTTTCAAGGTAGAACTGAATTTGGTGCAAGAGCATTGGGTAATCGTTCTATATTAGCAAATCCACACTTATCAGACGTAAGAGATAGGATAAACAAAGTAGTTAAAAAGAGAGAATTGTTTAGACCATTTGCACCATCGGTAGTTGTTGAAGAATATGAAAAATACTTTATTTCTGAAGGAGAAGTTCCGTATATGAATCAGGTTGTTAAAGTAACCGATTATAAATCAATACCATCTGTAACCCACGTTGATAAATCAGCGAGAATACAAACAGTTACGAAAAAGCAAAACCCACTTTACCATATGCTACTTAAAGAATTTAAAAAGGTTAGTGGTACACCAATACTATTAAACACATCGTTTAATTTAAGAGGACATACAATGACTAATGACCCACAAAAAGCAATTTGGACATTCTTAAATTCAGATATGGATTATTTAGTATTGGGTAATTATTTAATTGATAAGAAATGAAATTATACGCATACGGAGATAGTTGGACAGAAGGTCAAGGTTGTAGATTAGATGAAGAAAATTCTATAAAAGATAGAATGTATCTTAAAGATTTTCGAAACAAATATTCTTGGCCAATAAAATTAGCTAGTAAATTAAGATGTGACCACGAAAATAATGGATGGAGTGGTAGAGCGAATAACTTAATTTTTAACGATGTAATTGCAGATTTAAGAAATGGGAAAATACACAAAGGAGATTTGGTTATTATAATGTGGAGTTCATCATTAAGAGACCACGTACATTTTTTACCAAAGGGTGAATGGATTAGTTGGTCTGTAAAAGAACTAGCACTATTACCACATAAGTTTTTTGAATCTTACAAATATGGTGATGATAAGTACAACGGATTTTTAGAACAATATAAAAAGTTTTTTTTAGAAAATATGTTTAATCAAAACTATTATAATATAATAAATCAAAATTATATTGTTTTCTTACAAAAGATGTTAGAAGAATATGGCGTTAAATATCTAATGCTAGATGCTTTTGATATGATGGTGCAAGATTTAAATAGAAAAGATGATATTACACATTTGATAAATAAAAAAAATTATTGGGGATTCGCCAAACAAACCATTAGGGATTTCTTAGTTAAAACATCAGATGAATCAGCTTGGGAATACCCCAATTCATTTGAAGAAATACCATCAAAACACCCCAATGAAAATGGTTATAATCTAATAAGTGAAGAACTTTATAATTATATAGTAGATAACAACATAATATAATGGCATCAGAATTTCAACTATTTGATGGTAAAAATTTATCATCATTATTTAAAGATATATACGAAAACCAACAAAACAAAAAGAAAAACATTTCCGATTTGATTGAATCATTGAGGAAACTAATTAAGAATGTTGGTGAAGCAACTGTTATTGCTCCAATTATCAAAGACCTAATAGAGGTATCGGTTAAGAACGATGACCATCTAATTAAACTTGCAACAATTGCACAAAGATTAGCAGCAGCAGAAGCTAAAGGTATTGGTGAAGATGGTTGGTTAAGTGAGCATGAAAAAAATCAATTACTTACTGAATTAGAAGATACAGTAAACGAAATTGAAAAGAAAAATGAAGAAAAATTGGTTGATATTCAAATAGAATTAGATGATATTAAATCAAAAATTTAATGGCTAGTATTGAATCATATTTAGCAACGGTAGATAAAGTATTCCCTATTGATGTGGATTTAACTCCATATGAAAAGGGTGAAGATGCCGATTTTGTGTCCGTATATAATAAAAACAAAGATTTTTCTGATAAAGATGCTAGGATGTATGGGGCTATAACTTTTATATACCCAGATATGACTACCGAATATTACGCTTATCCATTTGATAAGAATAATTTCACAATGCCAATTAAAGGAGAAACTGTATTAATAATAGAAATAGATAAATCCAATATATTTTGGTTACCATATTCAGTAACACCATATTCTAATTATAGAAGAGATTATGTTACATATAAAGCATTAGAACCAACCAGCAACAATAAACCAAAAGAATCAAGCGGTAATGGTCAGAGTTTAAGAGAAACAAAAGATTCGGGTGGTCAAACTAATTCTGAAAATAAAAAAAGTTCTACGGAAGAATATAAAGTAAACGAAAAAATTAAATTCTTAAAACCAAAGCAAGGCGATACTATCATAAGTGGTAGAGTTGGCAATACGATTCGCTTTAGTGAATTTCATTTAACCGAAGATGGTAAAGCATCATCACCTGGTATATTCATTCGTAATAAACAAAACCCAGAGTTAGATTCTAAAAAGATTGGTGAATTGATTGATGAAGATATTAATAAAGATGGTACATCTATTTACATCACATCCAATAAAATAAAAGTTCCATTTAAAGAAGAAATAAAAAAAGAAAAGAAAGGATTTAAAGATTATCCCAATTCTAAAGATTTAAGTGGAGACCAGTTATTTGTAAATTCAGATAGAATTATATTATCAGCTAAAGCAAAAGAATTTATTATATTTGGTAAAGGTAATACGGGTGTTATTACCGATGGTAATTATTCTATTGATGCTGAAAAAGAAATATACTTTCATAATAAGAAAAATATAACAATTCATTCAGAAGGTTCTAACAATATCTTTTTAAATTCAGATAATGGTAAAATATATTTGGGTAAAGATAAAGGTGAAGGAGCAGCTGGTGCAGCTGTTCAGAAGATGGTGATGGGTGGCGAATTAGTAAAAATAATGGGTGAGTTAATAGATGAAATAACGAAGCAAATATATGCAACACCAGTTGGACCAACAGCAACTGGCCCAGTAAATATAGCAGCATTCAAAGCGATAAAAGGAAAATTAAATACTTTATTATCTGCCAAGAACTTTTTAAGTAAATCATAATGTCTTGGACACTATTTAAAATAAATGTTTTAAAATCTATGGTATCTTTTCAATTCGCAAAAGATACAGATGCATTTGCTGATTTTTATGCTAAAGAATATGACCAATGTATAAAAAGAGGTGGTGATATGTTATATGGTGTTCCTGTTATAAATGGTAACGTTAGCGGAATGGCTGATGTTATTAAAAGAGCATTAAAAAAAGGACAAGATAGTGATGGTGAAAATTTTAATATACTACAAGAAATATACCCATCCGCATTCGATGCATATTGGCAAGGCGCTGAAATGGCACCAATACCAAACCCATTACTAAAGCCTGCCGGATGGCAATCAACTCCACCAGCACCAGGAACAATTATGAATATTGGTCCAAACCCAATAATGTTAGCAGCCTCAGCTGCGCTACATAAAGCTGAAGTAGAAGCTACAAAAGCATTAGAAGATAAATTAAAAGAACAAACTATTAATATACCACCAATTGGTGAAGTAAATGTATATGAAGTAATTCAAAAAATATTAAAAAAAGAACCAGTTGATTCTAAAATATCCAATCATCCTGCGATAAAAGCAGGAAAAAATATAATACAAAAAGCAAAACAGGCTAAAAAGAAAAAACCATCAATAGGTTCTCAATTAAAAAAAGCAATTAAATTTCCATTTCCACCATTACCAAAAAGAAAAGAAATTATAGAAAAAGCTAAGAATAAATTATTAGAAGCTGCAGTTGAACAATTAAAAGCTCAATTAATTATACCAATAGAAGCAACTATATTAGCACCAATAATATCAGCCATACAAACCGCAGTTGAAATATCTAACAATATTCCAAACCCAAAACCAACTCCACAACAAATTAAAAAATTTGTAAAGGATACAATAGATGGTGTAGTTCCCGAAATACAACTGCCGGGCATTAATATACCAAAAGTACCAACAAAGGAAGAGTTAAAGAAAATGGTAGAAGAAAAAATACCAACCAAAGAGGAATTATTGGCAATGGCTTATGATTTGATTAAAGATAAAATACCACAAATTCCTAATATATTTTTTATACCACCAACCATTAAATTTAGTTTTCAAACAAATATAATGATTAACCCATTTGTTAATGTGGCTAAAACCCATTTAATGGGAGTTAGTGGAATTATGTCCGTTATGGCACAATATCCACCACCCGCTCCACCCGCTCCGGCAATACTCAATTGGAGTGGTTATAAAATCATAGGTTAATACAATCGTATTAAATTTATTCTTTCAATATTTATTATTAAACATATACAAATTATTATGGATTCAAAATTATTAGTCGGATTAATTAAGGAGGTTGTTAAGAGTGAAGTTAAACAACAAGTTAAAGAAGAATTAGCAAAGCTAATCAAATCCGGTGCAGTTACATTAAATTCACAAAAGAAAACATCTACTCCAACATTGAGAGAGATGACAGAAGTTGCTCCTAAAAATATTAAAAAACAGCAACCAATTGTACAACAAAAACCTCAACAAGTAAAAGAATTTACAAAAAACCCAATACTAAATGAGGTATTGAGTCAAACAACACCATTCACTGCCGCACAAAGAGCAGAAAGTGGTGTGCCTGGAGCAGGTGGTAGTGTGTTAGATATGCTACAACCACAACAAAGTATGGAAGATGAGTGGGAAACTATGGATTACAGAATGATACATGATATTCCACAAAACACACCAAACTTTGAATCAACAGGAGATGCATTGCAAGATGCAACTGTTAAAGCATTGACAAGAGATTATTCAGAATTAGTAAAGAGATTTAAATAATGGCAATAGAGCTTGGTAAAGTAAAAGTAGATGATTTAGTTGAAAATGACTATAAAGTTTTAGGTATTGGTATAAACCAATCATCTAATTCTAATGGGGTTTTTTCAACTAATTTCACAACATTACAACAAGCTAAAAATAATTTAAAAAGTCTGATTCTTACAAAAAAAGGAGAAAGATTAATGCAACCTGATTTTGGTTGTGATGTTTGGAAAGTATTATTTGAACCAATTGATAATATAGAAGTATCAATAGAAAATTCTATAATAAATGCGGTTTCAATATGGTTGCCTTATTTAAATATAAACGAAATAATATTCGATTATGATGAAAATGATATAGATACAAACAAAGTATCTTTGGATATAAAGTTTTCATTACAATCAAACCCATCACTATCAGACTCAGTACAAATAAATGTAGAAAAGTAAAATGGCAATAAATCCTATTAAAAAAACCTTTGGAGAAAAAAAGACTTTGAATTATTTAGGAAAGGATTTCGATTCTTTCAAGCAGAATCTTATTGATTATACAAAAACATATTTTCCAAATTCATATTCAGATTTTAATGAGGCATCTCCAGGTATGGTATTTATCGAACAAGCCGCAGCAATTGGAGATATACTATCCTTTTATCAGGACACTCAATTAAAAGAATCTATGTTAGCACATGCTACAGAACGTAAGAACGTTTTAGCATTAGCACAATCTATGGGGTATAAACCAAAAGTTACATCACCGGCAATCACTACAATAACTGTATATCAATTAGTTCCATCTAAAGGAGCACCTAATTATGAACCAAATGAAGCATACTATTTAAAGATAAAAGATGGTATGGAAATAGAATCGGCTACAAATAATTCGGTTGTATTTAGAACGGTAGATACGGTAGATTTTTCAAATTCAACTGATAGAGAAATTGATGTTTATGAAAGAGATGGTAATGGTGTACCACTACAATACTTAATTACAAAAAAAGTAAAAGCAATTTCTGCTAGAGAAGTATCGACTACAATTAGTTTTGGCTCATATGAAGAATATCCAAATGCCGTATTAACCGATACGGATATCATTTCAATAACAAATGTTACCGATGGTTCTGGAACAAAATACTATGAAGTTCCTTATTTAGCACAAGAAAGTATATTTGTAGAGCAACCAAATACTGAAGCTAATGGTGGAACTCTAAGTGAATCATCATCGATTGTACCATACATTTTAGAAGTACAAAAAGTTCCACATAGATTTTCTGCAAAAGTTAATTCTGATAATACAATAACTTTACAATTTGGTAGTGGAAATAATTCAGCCGGATACGAAGATGAAAAATTATTACCAAATACAAAAAATGTGGGATTAGGATTAGCTAATTCAGTTCAAAGATTGAATCAAGGAATAGACCCATCTAATTTTTTAAAAACAAATACATTTGGAGTAGTGCCTGTAAATACCACTCTAACTGTTAAGTATTTAGTTGGTGGTGGTATAGCATCAAATATAAACCAAGGTGATTTAACATCTATCCGTAGAATTGAATTTGAAGAAGATTTATTATCTTTTAATACAAATGATGAATTAAATTCATATAATGCCGCAAAAGGAACTGTTGCTGTTGAAAATTTAGAAGCAGCAGTCGGTGGTAGAGGGGCTGAATCAATAGAAGAAATCAGACAAAACGCATTAGCAATGTTTGGTTCTCAAAATAGAGCAGTAACTAGACAAGATTATGTAGTTAGAGCATTATCAATGCCGGAAAGATATGGTAGTGTTGCAAAAGTTTATGTAAGTCCAGATGGAGAAGTTGATAATAACTCACCGGCATCAATACTTGCAAACCCACAAAATATAGCAGAGTTTGTTGGTTTAGTTGAGGGGTTAAAAGATAAATCAAAGCAAGACATACAAAAAGAATTAGTTAAATATCTTACACAAAAGAAAACAAATATAGCAGAAGTAAATAATCCATTTGCTATAAATATGTACGTTTTAGGATACGATGTTAATAAGAAACTAACTCAAATAAACCAAGCCGTTAAGCAAAACCTAAAAACATACATAGGAGAATATAGAATGATTACCGATGCGGTAAACATTATAGATGGATTCATTGTAAACATAGGAGTTGATTTTGAAGTTGTAGTATATTCAAATTATAACAAAAGAGAGGTTGTAGCAAATTGTTTAACAGAAATTCAAAATTATTTTAACATAGATAATTGGACATTTAACAAACCAATAAACATTTCAGAAATAGAATTAATACTCGCAAATGTTGAAGGTGTAATGAGTGTACCATCTGTTAAGATATATAACTTATGTGGAGGAGATGGAAACTATTCTCCAAATAAATACAATATAGATGAAGCAACTAAAGGTAAGATAATTTATCCATCTTTAGACCCTTGCATCTTCGAAGTAAAATACCCTAACAAAGATATAAAAGGAAGAGCTTTATAATATGCATAAATTTTTCACATCATCATACGATGCCAGTATCTACCTACAACAACCTGAACAAAACGCAGGTAGAGATGAGATATTAGAGGTTGGTAAACTATATTATGGTTCTATAAAAGATATTGCAAGAACCTTAATAAAATTTGATGTTTCCAATATGGGAATACCAAGCGGTTCGACTGTGTATTTAAATTTAAAATCAGCACAAGCCGAAGAAATTCCATTGGAATATACAATATATGCCAACGCCGTTTCTCAAAGTTGGACAATGGGAACGGGTACTAAATTTGATAATATAACTTCAGATGGTGTTAGTTGGAAATATAGAAATGGAAGTAATAAATGGGTTTCATATGATACAACAGCGGGCGGAGCGGTTTATGTTACATCCGGAAACACAACAACAGGTTCAGCAAACGCTGAAGGTGGGGTGTGGTATTTAAGCGGCTCAGCATCTCAATCTTATAATTATGAAGAAGCTGATATAAGAATGGATGTTACAAACATTGTTAATATATGGTTAAGTGGCTCAGTATCAAATAATGGATTTATACTTCATCATAGCTTAGAGGCTGAAAACGATACATCCGATTATGGACTACTTAAATTCTTTTCAAAAGAAACTAATACAATTTATCAACCAAAATTAGAAGTAGTTTGGAATGATATATCATTTGTAACAGCTAGTTTAACACCAACAACGGGTTCAGCAGAAGAGGGGTATAAAGTGGTACTTACTAATTTAAAAAATGAGTATCCTGCTAATGAAACTATAAAAATTAGAGTTAAAGGTAGAGATATGTATCCACTAAAATCATTTAGTACAACTTTTGAATATGACCAAGTTAAATACTTACCGACTAGTTCATATTATCAATTAGAAGATTATAAAACAGGAGAAGTAATTTATCCATTTGGAGATTATACTAAAATAAGTTGTGATTCTACATCCAACTATTTTAATATGAGTTTAAATACATTACCAATTAATAGAACTTATAAATTAAAAATTAAAATAGTTGAAAGTGGTATATCTACAATTATCGATGACAAATTAATTTTTGAAATAGTATAAAATGACAGGATTAGAAGCGATAGCACAAAAATTAGAAGAAAAAAGACAATCGGATTTAGAATCTATTCTAACTATTTCCGGTTCTCAAGCTATTACCAAAAATGAATATGGTGTTACAATAGTAAACGAAAAAAACATAGCATCATCTTTAATATTTAAAGAATTAAGTAAACCAAAGTATGATGAAGTTGAATTAGTAAAAGCTATTGATTTAAATATCAAAGAGCTTAAACCTGATATTCCAAAACCGAATTTGGATTTAATACCAAAATCATTATATGATGACGAAGTATTACAAAATGAAGATTTAAGAAAGCAGGTATCTGATTTAACATCCGAAGTTAGTAATTTAAATACAACTATAAGTGATTTAGAATCTCAAGTACAATCAGAAATTAATGAAAGATTAGCAATTGAGCAATCTAATGATGCATTAGTTAATCAATTAAATACATTAACACAAACTGTTGATGATTTTGCTTTACAAATTCAAAATTCATTACAAAAATCAGTAGAAGAAGGTATTCTTAGAGCATCACTTCAATCACAAAATACGGGCTTTAAAGCTCAGATTCAGGCATTGATTAAACAAATTGATTCATTGAACTCTATTATTGAAGGTTTACAATCTCAATTGGGTGCGGTTCAAAATCAACAAGCGATTATACAAGGTACACAAGCACAAGCACAAGCGGCTGGAGCAGATGTTATCAACGATATAGCAATTGTTAAATTACAACCTAAAGAAGATGCAAATGCACCTAATATATGGGCTAGATTTAGCGCAACGGGCGGTAATCAATGGAAAAATGGTAAATCAATATCCATAACAAATAACGATAAACAACCAATAACTGTAACGTTAACAGCTAATAATCCTGAAAAAAGAGAATTCTATAAAATTCCACAAAAGAGCTTTACGGTTGCGGCAGGCGAAAGTAAAGATATGGAATTTACTTTAAATTTTGATGCTGTTGGAGATTTAGATTCTCGTAAAAAAGGAGGGTGGTTCAATGGTAAATCCCACTCAAAAGAATATAAAGGTGGAACTTTAAAAGTATCTATAACTCGTTCAGATGGTACTGCTAAAGATAAAACATACGAAACAGGTTTTGGTAAATATCATCCAGATTCATTTTAATAAATTATGAGTATTAAAAAATATACAAACTTTGAATTAATTGATGCTAATACATCAAATAAGGGGGAGTTTTTGCAAGAAAACGACAGATTTATAATCAATCAAAATCAAATAGAAGATACCGATTTTGGAGATTGTAAGTATGATGTTATGGAGGTGTCGGTTTATGATATCAATACAAATTTATTGCCAAATAAAAATGGAAAAAATGTTGCCTATATAAAAACGGGTGATATTAAAAACTATCTTTATAATTTAAAAAATAATGCAGGACAAAAAGAATTAGCTATTGATATTGAAAAATTATTAAACGATTTAGGATTTACAAATGGTATCCTTAAAGTAAACATAAATTTTGTTAGAAATAAAATTGGTTCTGAAAACGAATTAACCAAAGTATGGATTCAGGAAATAGCACCATCTAGAGAAGAAATTAGAATACTACCATTATCTACTACCGATATAAATGTAAATGAAAAAACAAAAAAAGAATTTATAAACGTAAATAATTTAAGTAAAGATTTTAAATATTATAAAAAAAATATATTAGATTCATTGGATTCATTAGAATCCACTTATTTAGATTCAATTGGTAATTTAATGATTAATAGATTTGGTAAAGATTTTGAATCTATTTTGCGTAAAGATTTTGGATTATCCAATTTTAATGGATTTAAAAAAAGAATATTTTCCGATTTTAAAACAAGTATAATTTACTGGCTAAATAATAGAGAATACGATATATCTCAATCTAATTTTGGACAAAAATCATTTATAAGATTTGAAGATTGTGAACAATATGATTTTCAAATGTTAATTAATGAAATTCAAAGCATATTAAGAAAAACTATTGAATATCATACTAAAACATTAAAAAGAAGAGATATTGCTATTAAAGTACTTCCAAAAGAATTTGAAATTACCCAACTTAAAAAAGAAATTAAAGATTTAGTTGGTGATATACAAATTGCCGAAAATAAAGTAAGAAATGTTTATAACCCGGAAAAAGTAGAATTGAATATTAAAGGTACTAGAATATTCGAAATAAAAACAGAGCAACCAATAAAAATAGAACCAGAACCTAAACCAATTCTTCCAATATTTGATTTGCCTCCAAACCCACCGGTTAAGGAAGAGCCAATTAAAATAGAACCTATAAAGGAAGAACCTATTAAGATAATAAAGCCAGACCCTATTATTAAAATAGAACCTGTAAAAGAAATAATTCCAACTCCATCTGAAGGTGGCGGAGGTGGTGGTCCTCGTGGCGGAGGCGGTGGCGGTGGATACTATTCTGGTGGTAGAGATTTTGGAACTGGCGGAGGTAGAGAAAATGTATATGTAGATGATGTTAGACAAAGAGAAAATATACAATAGGATATTTATAATAAAGAATAAAGAGTGGTA